CGTGGCCCGCTCGATACAGAAGCACTAGGAACCTGAATTAGCGGAATGTTTGGCGTTCCTATCGTAAACTCTCCGATGCCTTTTATTCCCGGAAACCTAAATTCTAGATCGTTCCATTCTTTAAGAAGGAAGTTAATCATGTTGGCAAACGCTATTTTTATAGCGTCAAACGCTCCAACGGCGAGGCTTTTGACACGTCCCGGAATTGCTTTAATGATGTCGTAAATCTTGTCTACAGATACCCGAATAGCTGTTTGCACTGCATCCAAACTAAAGAACGCTTTAAACGCTTCTTTAATGGTTTTAAGGATTGTTAAAACGCTGTCGTAAAAGCCGCTAAACATTGTTTTGATGCCGTCGAAAGCTGCGTCGAAATCGCCGCTAAACACACCTTTTAGGAAATCGACAAACCCTTTAAACGCTTTTTGTAGATCCTCAACTAATATTTGTATGCCTTCGATAATTGGGTTTACGACGGTTTTTACGTCTTCAAAAACTCGTGTGACGATGTAACGAAAGCGTTCCGATTCTTCCCAAAAGTAGGCGATAGCGGTAACAGCGGCACCAAACGCAACGATTAGGCCGCCAACACTAAAGATAATGCCACCTAACGCCACCACAGCCGCCCCAATGGCTCCGACAAGCACAACCCCTACCGCCGCAGCTATACCAATAATAAACGGCTTAGGGTTCGTTTTAATAAAATCAAAGATTTTGCGAATAATTGGCTCGACTGCTTCTCTTGCCCGGTCAAACGCTTCCCGCAATTTAGGTAACCATTGTTCGGCCAATTCTTTGACGCGCTGTTTCACTTCTTCTAATCGTGGTGCGAAACGTTCCGCTAACGCAATAAGGTTGGCTACGCCTTCCGCTAGTTTCGCTGCGATTGGTAACAACGCTTGTCCTATGGTGATTCCTACGTCTTTGAGTCGGGCCTGCAAGATGCGCGAAGTGTTAGCGAGTCCGTCAGAGGTGGCTGCAAAGTCCCCGAGGGCTCCTTGACTGCCTAACGCCTCCATTATCAGCGCTTGGCGTGCCAGGATCTTGTTGCCTTCGGACACGGTGCCGTTTACGTCACCTAATCCCATGTCGAGCGCTTTAGCTTCAACCTGAGCGGCGTTTATCAAGATCCCTAATGATTGCAACGGTTCAGAGCTGCCACGTAAACCGGCGCTAAGTTTTTCGATTGCTTCGCCGGTCGTGAGGTTGTTGAAGCTGGCTACGTCTGCGGCAGTGGTAACGAGTTCGGCGGCAAACGTGCTTAAGTCGTCTCCGCCCAGTTCAGCGGCTTTACCAAAGACACCGAACCCGGAGGCGGCATCTAGGAATTCTGCTTTTGATAAACCTACGTCTGTTGCCGCTGTTTTGGATGCGTCAGATATGCCGCGCATAGCGTCACCGAACACGGCTTCGGTTTTGCTCATCGATTCTTCAAAGTCTGATGCCAGGTCGACCGCTTTAGCGCCGATCCCTACAGCTGCCACGGTTATACCGGCAGTTAGCTTGCCAAACGCAGCTCCTACTTTTTTAACTGAGTTAACTGATGACTTAGAAAACTTGTCTAACGAACGAGTAGCGTTTTTAGCTGCTTTTTTGAGTCCTGAGGCGTCGCCGCCTATCAGCATCGATATTGAGGCTTTTTTACCTGCCATCTCGCGCAACCTTTATAGCGTCATCAAGAATTTGTTCTAGCTCATCGTTATAGTAATCGACCACGTTTTTAAATTGGATGTCTGCTGCTTTATAAATAAACGGTTGCGGTGTTCGCCGTCGCTGCGCTCGACGTGTTAAACGATCCGTGAACGTGATCGGATCACCAAACAACACACGACCAACATAAGGAAGCTTTTTGCGTCCTACACGAACAACGCCGCCTTTTGTGGTGCCACTGGTGCGTATGTCGTTCTTTAAACGCCCTGTGTCTCTGGGTGCTTGTTTGCGTGCTTCTTCCGCCACTATGTCGGCGGCGCCTTTATGGATATCTTTAAACCGTTTCTTAAAATCGGCGTCTAACCGGCCCATAATCCGTTGAGCTTGTTTTAAGCCCTGTATCTCTATGGTTGTTAACCTACCGGTATTGCGTTTTGCCACGCCTAGCCGCTTTCGCTTGTTTTTCTTCGGCTTTAACTTTCTCGTTCCAAGCTGTAAGCAAACCCATTAAAACTAAAGAATCAAGTTCTAGCAACACGTCGAGCGGTTGCCCAGTTGCTATCGCCAACCGTCCTAACTGGAAGGCGTAGCTTGTTCGTCTAAAGGGTTTTCGTCCACCTCGAATTCCACGTTATGGCCAGCGTCTAACCATTGTTTAAAGTCCAACCCGTCATGTTGGTTTTGGCGGCGTGCCGCCTCATAGCCCAACCAATAAACATGAGTCATTCTTGGGTTTTCGCCCATTTCCATAATCGAAATGTCGAAATGTTCTTCAAACGCAACAAACAAAGCGCCGTTGCCGTCATAAGACCTCACTACGCCTTGATTGTCTGTTACTTGGATTTGTGCCCGCAGCATCATTTACTCCTGTTGTTAGCTGGTTGCTTGTACGACTGCGCCGGTGATCGGCCAGGACACGCTAGCGGTTGCCAGCTCGCCCACTGTTCCGTTAATGGATGGCCACTCGGTAACGAGTGCGCTAAACGTAAACGAAGGGTTAGTAGCGGCGGTTGCGCCTGCGTCGTTCTTGACTACCACGGTTGTTACCGTTCCGAGAAGCGGACGGATCGTGGCTTGCGTTTTAGCGGACGCCAAATCTTGATTAAATTCAAGATCAACGCTTCCGCTCTTCAACCCGCCAATCATGGTTACGTTGTCATCACCCATGGCGGTTGTCTCTAGTTGCGCTGCGTCCTCGCTAAAAGTAATCGACGTTACATGATCGCTAAGGTCAACGGAATTTATTACAACCGAAGCATTATTTAACATATATGCGGCCATTAGTTTTCTTCCTTTTTCGTGGCTCGACTAGCGGACAGATGCCCGCCCTCTAATAAGGCTTCGATATTGACGCCTAACTTTTCGAGGTCTTTTTCTGTGACGCTTTCGCCTATTTTGCCGAACGTCACATTGTCCGATTTTATTTTATAATCGCTCATACTGCGTAAACTTCCAAATCTAATCTGGCGCCCATAAACTCGCCCTCTCCTACAACAATCTGCCCATAATCAGCAACTCTAGTGATACGAGCGTCCGAGGCTGTACCTCCTAGCGTAGTGTCTCCAGCGATAGCGTTATAAACACTTCCGGTACCTGACACATAACTATCTAGTTTGTCTTGCGCTGTTTCAGCATAGAAACGTTGCGCCAACACTAAAATCTCGAAATTAAAACGCTGTAACTGGCTTGCGTTAGTGCTGGCTCCCATAGAAACGTTGTATTCGACAGGTGGAGCTCCCGGCACGACAACCGCTACCGGCGGAACCGCTCTATCTGGGACAGTGTCAAACACTGCGATAAGCCCAGAGAGCGTTTCTAGACGGGTTTTGATGCCGTCTTTTATGGCGGCGTAGTCTGCCACTATGCGACACCTATCCGCCTGTAACCGGCTAACAACCGTTGCATATCGGGATCCTGTCGCGTAATGCGGATAGGCCCGAAGTCGTTGACTATTCCGGCGGCGATACCTAGTGGACTGCTTCGACGTTGAAACAGTCGAGCTGACAAGATTAAGGCGGCTTGTTGCACTGCTCCCGGTACAGACGTCTTGTAGCCCCATTTCGCCGTTACTTGGACCGTAGGGCGGTCACTTGTGTAACGAGGAAACGGGCTAGAAACGGCTCGAATAGCGTTATACGGTGCACTGTTGCCAATAACAATAAATTCACTCGTTATGGTTAGCGTCGTGGCATAGCTTCCGTCGTCGCTTTCGTCCTGTTTCACTACAAGACCTGTCAGGCTATAAAAGTCGTCCGTGTACACGATCACGTTAGTAGAAGGCTGATAAACCCGAGGTGTTGCGGAGCCGTCTGCTACGAACGTCCTCCCGCAATACTCGTTTATTTCGTCTTCTGCTGCGTCTATAGCGTCTTCAATATAGGCGTCTTCGGACGTAGTGCCCGAAGGTATACCTAGCGACGCTTTAACAAGGCTAACGGTCGTATAGTTCGGCATTACTTCTTAGGTGCCGACTTTTTAGCGGGCGCCTTCTTTTTAGCTGGCGTTTCCGCTACCGGTTTACTGATCCGGCTAGCTGCCTGTTTTTCCATTAAACGTTCGTTGTGGCTCATAAGTTCCTAACGAGTTGCGGCGGGGACCGGGCCAGCCATGTATTAGGCCCGGCCCCTACCTAGTGCCCTCTAATTGTTAGAAGGTCGGGGCAATAAGACCAGATCCGACCACGGCGCTTATTGCTTTTGGATAACGCCCTGGCACAAAACCGACGTACGAATAGGCGACAAGAGTCAAAGTTAAGTTGAGTCCCGCTGTTTCGTCCATTCTCATAAACATTGGTCCGCCGTCTTCAAATAGCAGCATGTCGCCACGAGACACCACATAGATGGCGTCTTCTGTTCCAGCTCCAAGGTCGGTCCGAACATTGGCGTCGGTAACAATTGGAATACCGGCTATTTGTGTGCCGGTGTTTCCATAACCCGCCGTTGGGCCGGTGCCCATAGCGTTTTGGGGAACGTTAGCCATAGGCAACACAAGTGGCCTTGATTGTCCATCAACGGCGGCCTGCAAATAAGCAAGACGTCGAGGATGCATCACAATAAGGTCAGGTGCCCGGAAAATGCCGCTGTTGATTTGCTGAATAGCGTCTAAAAGTTTTGGGTAAAGCTCTGCGACTGTTGGGCTTCCGTCGTTATAAGTAACAGAGTTAATGCCTGATACCTGCGAAATGCCGAGAAGTTGACCAGATGAACCCGAACCGTTAATAAGTTGGTTGTCCAACACCGTTGACATAGCGCCTGCCATGTCTCCAGTGATAAGAGCATCTATGCCGGTTCCCCGTTCCATTGCTTGACGGCTGATTTGTTGCGCTGAAGCAATCGTGCTGATGTTGCTTGTTATCAGGGTGTCGTCGATATCGCTTTCACTGACTGCGCCGTTTTCGCTGGCTTGTACCGCTGCGCTTGCGCCGCTCGTGACACGTGAAATGTTGAGTGACAGTCCAGAATCTGGAAGTGGTAGCGCTCGACACTGGTCAGCAAACGGACGACCGGCCCTTGCTAGCGGAGCTGCGAGGTCCACCAAATACTGAGGTACCACAAGGCCCGCAAAATTTGACGAGTCAGAATCTCGGTTTTCCATTTCGACTTGGTGTCGTTGAATACGGTTGATAGCGCCCTGATCTTTAGCTACCTGAGAGTCGATAAAGTCCCGAATAAAAGACACGTCTCGTTGATTGTCTTGGCGATAGGTCAGCGGTTCTTCTTTAACTACTGCTTGTCCTGTCGCTAACGGTGTCTCCGGGTTTTCTGCGTTCAAAGCTCTAACCTCTGCTCTCATTGCGTCCGCTTTTAGGGTCGCTTCTTGCATGTTTCGTAGATCGTCGATACGGCGGTCTAGTTCGCCAGCTCGACTTTGGAAGTCGGCTAGGTTTTTGTCTTCGTCTTCGGTAAGGTCGCGGACTTCGTCAGCGGCTCGGTTTACTAAAGCGGTTTGCATTGCCGAGATTTCGGCCCGTTCTCCTACTAGTTGGTCTAGCAGTTTCATAAAATGCTCCTGTGTCACGTTCGGTTTACGAAGGTGTCGACAGGTGCTAGTGCGGCGTGTCGTCGGCGTTCACTAAAAACCTTAGCGCGTGTTAACTCGACAGGCGACGACCAATGTCAGCGTTAAAAGCGTCGTGCCATTTATTGACGTAATCAGTCCATTGCTCCGGGCGTTCTAACGACGCCCGTTTTTGGCAGGTTGCACGATCAGCGTAGATTAATTTCATTTCGGCGCCAGCGTCTAAAAACGGTTGCCGGCGTTGTTTTGTGCTTCCGCCAGTTACAAAAATGATTTGTTGAGGGGTCTCGACATGCTTTAATTCTTTTAAAATGCCTCTAACCGCTGCATTAGTTACCGCCATGCCGTGTTTCGTGTGGTTGTGGCTTTCTAAACCTGAAATCGCGCTATGTAACTGGTCGCGCTCTACTACTAAATCACCTGGCCTACGAATTTCGTTTGCGTAAGTTGATTTGCCTGCACAAGGCGGCCCATAGACACAAACAAGTTTTGCCATGTTTACGAGTAATCGGCGCTTAAAAGATGACGCCAGCGGGCGAGTCTTGGCGCTGTTGTTTCGTCGTCCGGATCAAATGCGCGAGCTGCTATCAATTGTGCTTCGCCGTATGCGGGCGCTGTTGGTGCTGTTAGTAACGCTACGTGGTCTAGTTTTGCTTCGACTCGTGTTAGGTGTCGGCGTCCGTCGTGTTTGCTTTCTTCGTTACGGATCGGCACAAAACCGACTGAGAAACCGGACACGTAACCGTTTTTGGCTAGCTCTAATGCTTCTCTTGCCCGTTCGGTTGGTGCTACCTCAAAATCAGCTATAAGACCGTGTTGGTCTTTTTCCCATGCGGCGCTACGTCCTATTGGCATGTTTTCCCGGTCGTGGCCATGCATGAGCGGGATGTTGTTGCCACGTTCTTTTATTGACTTGTCAAACACGCTTTTACCAAAACGTTCAACAAAGTTCCCGGCGTCATAGGTTGCGTTCCATGGTGCGACTAACGCAACTATGTGATGTTGCCCGCCGTCTTCCCTTACTTCAATGTCAGCTATGTCTAGCGTTCGGTGTTCTATGTTCATGATTACCCTAAAAGGTCGTCGTGAGCGACTGAAGCGGTCACGTTTTCTAGGTCTCGGATTTCGTCCACGGTTAACCACCCGCCCTCGATAGCTGTTTTATGTGCTGCGAAACGTTCGTTACGTGAACCCCTGATAAGGGCGTCAATGTTTAACATGGCGTTTTGTCCACGTGGTAGCACAGTGCTAAACGCTTGCTCGACACGCACAAACCAGCCACGTAAACAGAATCGGACAAAGTTCATGGAATCCTGTTGCACGTTTTGGTAGGTCATGCTGCCACCTTCCGATGGCACGTTTAACATGTGAGACGGCACTTTGAACATGGTTGTAACTTCGCGAGCTGAGTTAACTCGGGACTGCACGAACTCTAAATCTTTGGGCGATAGTTGCAACGCCTGATATTTGATGCCAGCGGACAACACGGCAGGTGAGCGTTGCCGTCCGCCGTGAGCCGCCACAAAAGCGCTTTTGAGGTCGTTTGCTTCGTCTCTTGTTAGTTCGCTGTCAGCTTGCAAAACGCCGGTAGGTACTGCGCCTGTTGTGTAAAAGTCGGCGGCCATTTCTTCGCCCGCTATCGCTATCCCTAACGACCGGCGGCTAGCAGCTACAACACCTAAACCGGTTGTTGCTCCTGGCAACGTAAGACCCCGAATATGTAACACGTCTTCGAAAGGCACCGGAACGTTGTTTACTAAGTATTCGATAGCGCCGCTGTTAGTCGTGTTAACCGCTACGGCGTTTGGGTTTAACGGTATAGCGGTTTGTGGAAAGCCGAGACTGTCTCGGTCCCCGAGAAGACAGTAGGCGTTTCCGTCTAACAACAAACTAGTAACGATGCTTGAAATGGTGTCGATTCGTGTCGTGCTTGGGTCGGGCTGTTCCAATATGCGTGGCGTTGGTAAAACGATTTCGCCTCGCCGGTAAGCGTGAAACGGTAAAGAACCGATCGAGTCGCTAATGAGTTGCACGCATGCGTACACGGTCGGGATAGTTAGCGACGACGTGCTGTTAACTGTTAACGGTCCGGTTAAGGGTTGTGGTTGCATACCGCGAGACGGGATAACAAAATTTACGTCCCTGTTTTCGGTTTGCCTGCCTCTTAGTAGTCGAGTAATCACATAAATGTTCTTTCAACGACGACGCCCAAAAACATTAACGCAGCACATAGCACAAGCCCTAAGCCCGCCATTCCGCCAAGTGAATAAGCGAAGTAAGAGGCGAGCCCAAAACTTATGAGCTGTAAAAAAGTTCCTAGCATCTAATAGATTTTCGGTTTCGGTGGCAATACCACTGGTTCTAAGCGTAGTGCAACATCCACGGCCATTATGGAAGCTACAGCGGCGTCTATGCGTCGCTTGCTTTGGCGGCTCTCTTTTGTGACCCGGACACCGTACCTATCGCTGCGTGTGTGACAATTTGAGACGTGCCGTGATAGCGCCGGATCGTGGTCGTGTGACAATGTCCGAGTTAATACCAGTTCGGTGAATTGTGAGCACGCCGGAACCATGCGTTTAGGGCTTTGTGGATATTCGATAAGTTGAGCGCCCGTCAAAGATTCAATTTGTAGCATGGCGTGCTGCATGGCGAAAGGGTCGTAAACGACGGCTCTTGGTGACCATTGTTCGATTAATTCGATTAGTTGGTGAGATACTTCGTCGAGCGGTACTCGCCATGCGTCGTCTGCTCCGATTGGTTTTTCCCAAAGTTGTAGGACACGTAAACGTTTGTCGGGTGTTGCTGCGACTATTACGGTTGAGTCGTTAGCAAAGCTGGCGTCTACTGCGAAAACTACGTCGTCTTCGCCGGGTTCTATTGTTGCTTCGGGGCAGGCGTCAAACTGTTCTGCTGACAGCCACTGTTCCCGGTCTTTTGTCCATTGCCCCAAATGAAGCCGCCTAAATTCGCCTTCCGGTAATTGTAGAACCTGAGATTGTAGATACGTGTCGTCTATCCAATCGTCAAACGCCGGATGGTAACGCCACGCCGCTAAGTCGTCGTGCGCCATTTCTTCGGGCGGCGGATTCCAATACGACCACCACGTAGGGTCAACGATTTCCCCGGCGTTTACTCGTTTGTCATACTCGACAAGATTCCACAAATACGAGTCGTCCCCGCTGCCAGGTGTCGTTATGTGAACCAACATCGACTGTTTACGAGCACCTGAACCCGATAACAGCGCTTCGGTTAGTTCGCCGTCTTTGTGTGCCCACGTTTCGTCAACAATACAGAACGTCGGGTTTAGGCCGTGAGCTAGTCGCCCGTCACTAGATAACACTCTGAGCACGCCACCCGATAACGGGCAATACAGAGAGTCTTTAAAGACTTCTACGGCTGACGCTAAATCGGGTTCTAACTCGATCATGGCTTTTATGTTGTCGAGGACGATCCGTGCTTGATCTTTAGACGCTGCGACACAATAAACTTCTGGCGCCCATTCTCCCGAAGCGATTAACGCCCATAACGCTATGGCGCTTAACAGCTCCGATTTACCGGCTTTTCGGGGCAACATCACTAAACAATGTTTGTGGCTCCATAAACCGTCGTTGTTGGTTTCAAACAAGCCGTTTATTATTTCTTGCTGAAACGGTCTTAACTCGATGTATTGCCCGGCGAGGTCGCCTCGGTGATGTTTACAGAACGTTTCGACAAATTCGGCTACGTCTGCGCCCAAACTGGTTTTTGTTGTCATTTGAGCCACCTGTCCAGTTTGCTTGTGATTTCTTTTGTGGTAGCGACTGTGAGCCCTAGTTTTCCACGGCTTAACGGGTTTAGACCTAGGTCACTAAAAAAGCCTCTTTGTACTTCTAAGATTTTGCGGGCTTCTAACGAATACGCTAAAAACGTTTCGTCTGTTTCGGCCAGCTCCATTCTCCGTTTAACGTCTGCGTACTGGTCATGTAAACGGCATAACTGAGCTAAAGCGAATAAATCCGACTCTGAGACCCATAAAGCAGCGGCACGAGTCACTTTTACCCAAAGTTCAGTTCCGGCGGTTCTTAAGTCAGTTGGAACCATGGGCGGACCGTCGACCGGTTCGGCTACTTCGTGCAACTGTCCAATGTCTCTTTTGCCCGGTTTTCCGAGCTTTTCTTTAAGTTCAACGGGTTTACCTGGATTCGTCATGTTTTTTTAAAAGTCATGACTTTTTGGAGAAAGTCGCTTAAATAAAGCGTTTTTTGAAATTTTTATATCGCGGCGGGATCTAAAACAG